GTTTGCTAAGAACTGATCTCTAGTCTGCTTGAAGCGAGGATTGTTCATAATCTCATCAACTACAAATACGGCCATTGCATCCAGAGATTCTTGCGATTTAACAATTCGATTACCTTTAAATAAGCCTTGTTGTGACAAACGTTTAATTAATTCTTTACCGCGCGAACCCTGCCAAGATATCATCCCTGCATTAACAGCACCGTTTTCAGGGTCTCTGTGGAATCCAAAAAGGTTTGCGTCTAAGAACGAACCCTCCCGCCCAACTTCCGCAGTCATTATCCGAGCTTGTTTGTCGCTCATACCAGCTTTAATGAAAGCAGAGTATACTTGTTCCATGCGACTTATTTCTTTGGTTTGATTTTGAGTAGCTTTAGCCGCTTTTTCTGCAGCTTTGGCCTGCTCATCAGCTTGTTTAGTGCTAACACTAAGCCCGGCACCTGCATGCATACCAGCTTTATTCAAATCAAATAATGCTGCTGACAACCCATCTGTTTCAGTTAGTGTATCGCCCCACATACCCTGAACGCTATTAACAGCCGATCCAAAGGTTCCTAGAATTTCTGACACAGAGGTGCTAGCTAATGTTTGGGCTCGAGACATACCGGAATTAAGAGCATCAATCTTTGCTAAAACCCCATCTGCTTCCCAGAATGCGCGTCCTGTTTGACCTAAATTGTAAAATTGATCATAAACCGCTGAGAATGCTTTAACTAAAGCACTAACACCGGCTGCCAGTCCGACAATAATAGTGCCTGTGGCCTTAGCCGCATAACCGACCCCTTTGATAACTCCACCGAACTGATTGCCTTTTTCGCTTCCACCTAGGAAATGATCCAATAGGTTGTTTAATACAGGCATCATTTGCGTGGCTAATTGCTGTTTTAAGCCGTCATACCGAAGGTGTAGGGCTTGAGTCTGAGCAGCTAAAACTTGAGATTGTTCTATAGCTTCTTTGGATTTAATAACACCAGCCACTTCAAGCTCTTCGCCGTATTTAGCTAGTAATTCACCACCATCTTCAAACAGTGGCATTAAGTTGCCTAGGTCACTGGCTAAACTTTCAAAAACAAATCGCTGCTCTTGTTGAGTGGCTCCAAGCTCATCCATCTTATCTTTCATAAGCTGGATAGCTTCAACGCCGTCTTTACCCTGGACAGTACGACCTAGCTCTCTAATTTCCTCTGTTGTTAAGCTAGTATTGTTTTGTAGCGCTTCAAAGAAATCAGCGGCACCACCGCCCTCAGTAGCACTAAACTCACCTAGTTTCTCTTGAACATCAGCTAAAATTGAGCCTAGTTGCTCCTGTGATACTCCGAACTGCTGCGCCGCTGAGCTTAGAACTTGAAAGTTGTATAAACTTGTATTTGTTCTATTTGCCAATATCGCAAGTTGCACATCTGCTTGAGCTGAACTGAAAGCAAGTCGAGTTAAAGAACCTGCAGCTACTAATGCACCTCCGACTAAAGCGCCGCCCAATGCAGCGCCTGCAACCATACCGCCACTTCTAATAAGGCTTAACTTGTCTGACAAACTCCCAATTGCACCACTAACTTCGCTACCACCAAGCTCCATGACCTGATCTTTAAATGTGCGTACAGATTTACGCATGTTGTCAGTTTTTTGCTTGGTTTCGCGCTCGGCTTTACTCATGCCGTCAGTAAATTCTGAAAGCTTGACTGCAAGATCAAGCGTCAATCTGCCGAGTGAGGTTGTAGCCATTATTTTTTCCTTTGTTTGGGGTATAAAAAACCCCCAATCATTTCTGATTAGGGGCTTTCAGGTGTTAGGTGTTGCTAAGGTTTAAGTTTAAAATTTATCCCATTCAAGGCCAGAAACATCAAACTTAAATTGTTCCTTGCCATGATTGAAGAATTCAACCTCAATCATTACAGTTTTAGCGGCTTTAAGTTTTTTAACAAAACCGCTAATATCGTTCGCTAAGAATAAAACTTCACTTGAGCCGGCAGCAGCCTCATTAGCCGCAACCTTTTCGACAGGCCCATCGTCAAATTTAACATTCACATAACAATCGCGATAAGAGCAAAATAGCTGCCCTTTATTTACTGCGAACATTATATCGTTGCCATTCTCAGCATCTTTTCTAAGTAGTATATTTAAATTAGTTCCGCCGTTATAAGGAAAATCTAGCTCAACGGTGTTTAAGGACTGGTTTGATGCAAAGTAAGATGTTTCGCCTCTCATTTCGTCTGCGGCTTCTTCATACTTCCAGTTATCTGTATTTTCCGGCTGATCGGCTCCATTTTCTTGTTCTTTAGCTTTTAATGGCTCATTAGCTTCAGCTGCATTAACTTTGTTATTAGTCTCAACGTCTTCTGGATCTGACATAATGCCCGTTATTATGCTAATAACAATAATTGCTAAAAAGAAATACAAAATCCACTTGCCTATTTTTTTCATATTTATATCCCAGTAAGTTCTTTGAGATATAAATATAACTTAATAGAAATATTCAAGCAATATTAACCATCCATTAACTGCTCTTCAAAAGATATGACAATATCGTCCTCATGTGGCATGAACTCAATAGGGTGTAGCATCTCATGCTCTTTGCGTCCAGCATTGAAATATGCAGCCATAGCGATACCTGTTGCTTGCTCGACTCGGCGCCCAATATTTAAGCTGCCACGGCGTTGGCGGTAGGCGGACCATTGCATAATTTCGGGGTAGCTTAGGTTTCTCTTTACTTCAGCCAGGCTATTGCCTCCAATACCATTCAATGCTAGCTCGTATATTACTTCGAGTTCTCCTGCGATATATCCTGACTCATCTTCGTCAGCTCCAACTGCTTTTTTATGTTTTCAGCCCCCCATACTTCATCAAAGATAGCTGCAGCCATGCCTTGTACGAAATTGTTTTCAACTTCTTCTTGAGTAAACTGGGGTTTGTCATCATCGCCAACCAATGCTTTGCTAATCCATTCAGCGACCACATCTTCTTTATTGTTCCAACGCTTGAGTAGATCTTCAGTGATTTTAAACGGTAGAGTCTGAACGCGAATATCCACGCTCATTTGCTCCCCATTATGCACAAACTCGACTGTTTTTTCGTGGATTTCGCCGACCATTGATCCTTTTTTTACGTCAGCCAGACTGATTTTTTTGATTTTTGGAGCTGGGGTAGGTTTAGTCTTGGCTGTTTTGTTGGTTTTAGCTGCCATTGTTAAATCCTTAAAAAAATAAAAGCCCAGCTATAAATAGTGGGCTTGGGGTTGGTATTGGTGTTTTGGGTTGGGTTAAACGATAGTTCGATAATTTGTATAGACTTTGGTTTGGCGCTTCATACCGATAGTATGGTTAACCAGTGAGTCGGCATCGAACTTCGGGGGGCTAGCCTTGAGTTTCGCAGTAAATACTGACCAAGTGCGGCTTTCAGGCATATTCACCACGTTAGATGGACTCTCTAATGTTGGGATTGCCTTAGTATCGTCTGACCAGCCGACGTACACTTCGACGGTTTCTCGCTCTTCAGCAAGTTCCAGTAGTGTCATGTGTGACTGGTTTTTTGGGTCAGTATCAATAGTAAGCGATCCTTCACCCGGTTTGTTTAGACCGTATTCAGTGGTTGAATCTTCTTCATCCAAACAAGTGCTGTCAATTTCATTGGTACTGTCATCACCTAAGTCGATGCTTTTGATACAGTCCATACGGGTGAGGGTAGGGCTGTCATCGGGACCATGCTTGATCCAAGCTTTGGTGCCTTGAGTCCAGACGCCTTTCTTTACTTTAGCCATGATAATGTTCCTTTATAAATGGTGGGGTTAGCGGCCGAGGTGCCAATTTGCATCGAAACCACGGCCAAATAGTTTGGTTTGAGGATCTGTTATATTGATAGAGGGATTTAAAATATAAGATTGACGCTCTAGTGCTCGACGACACAGATCACGCAATTGATATGCTTCGTCTGTACTGGTTGCATAAATCATGACTTGATACTGTAAAGTGTCAATATTTGCTGGTTCATCAAGATGATTAAGCGCTTGGCCGGATATTGTCTGCCAAATAATGTAAGGAGGCTTAGTCCCATAGGGAGCCACATCCTCAAACACCTTTTTTTCGACATCAATAACGGCAGATAATGCAGCATCAGCTTTGAAGCTTGTGTAAATTGGTAAGAGGCTCATATTTCACCTATCAAAAAAGCCCTTACTGTTTCCAGCAAGAGCCTGTTAATTTGTTTAAGTTGTTATGCTATATTTTGCTCCACAATGTGAGCTACTTGCTCTGGTATCTCAGCTGGCAGTTTTGCGCCTTTTGAGATGTTATCAAACGCCCATAATGGTTTAAGGTTTGTGTAGTGGCATAACTCAATAAGCTGTTGCCTGTCTTTCGCTACTGCAAGTGGTACGATGTGGTCAACGTGCCATTCACCATAGTTATCCCAAGTCATACCGTTTGTGAATTGTGACTCAAGATGCTTTCTTAATTCCAGCCATGAGCAACCAAGATATTTATTTGCTTTAATCTGCTTGGTTTCACCGCGTTTAGCAAGCTCAAATCTAAATCTAGCTCTTATATTAGTTCTAAGAGCATATAGCTTATCTCTTTTGCGCCTTTCTCTAGCATAGTTTCTTGAGTATTCGTTAATCCTATCTGCTATTCGTCTTTGATATTCGACTTGCTTTCTACTCAGTTCTTTGCGATTTGCTCTCTTATAGGCGTTATCTCTAGCTCTGATCTCATCTTTATTCTTTGCTCGATACTCAGCACACTTAGCCAATATCTCTTCCTTATTTTCAGCGTATCGTTTTTTACTTTTAGCTAAATACTCATCCTTTTTAGCCTCGTAGCATCGCCTTTTGGTAGCTGCTACCTTCTCAGGGTTAGCTTTTCGGTATTCCTTGCATTTAGTAAGAACTTTGTCTTTATTCCTAAGATAATACTTTCTTTTCATTTCCTTTCGACATGGTCTGCAATATTTGGCATGACCGTCTTTAGAATTCTTATCCTTGGTAAAATGATCAAATGATTTAGACTCTTTGCATCGAGTGCAAGTTTTCATCTTGTGTTACCCCGCTATAAGTAACCGCTAGTGAAGTGTTGGCACAGTAGCTTAGCGTTTGCTACGTTTCGAGTGGGGTAATTTATCCCTCTCTAGCGCCAACCCTCATATTAAATCACATTTTATTGAGTTCTTTAGTTATCTCTAGCCCGAATGACTCGATAAACTTAGATTTAACGTTTTCTGTA